GTGCTTTGTGCATTCGTAGAACTGTATGTATTATTTGGAGTACAATTTTGACATTATTATAAAACCGCTTAATTACTATGTTTATAGCAATTTTAATTTTAAAAAGTTGAGTAACAGTTGAGTAACGCTTGAAATTTTAGAGCAATTTTAAGCGTTTATATAATATATACTATTATATAATTTTACTCATTTTCTTCTACAATTTCATATGAAAGTAATAAAGCATCAATTAAATTTCTTACACCTTCCTCGTTGTATTCCTTCGGATCAGGAACGACTTCCGCTATCCAGTCCGCCGTCCAAACGTAGTCAACTCCTTCCGGCCATACGAAATCAGGAAATTCTTCTTCCATATCGCCATCGTCCCATGCATCCTTATCCCACTTACCGATGCATGGAGATTGACGCATTTCATGCTCATATATCATGTCCCATGCTTCCTTGTAAGTTTCTGCGGTTCCCAGGAACCAAGGTTTTTGAGTTGCTGTACTGTAGACTTTTAACATTTTAGGTTCCTCCCCATATACTCGTTCCATTCCTAATCTTGTCACCAACCAGGTGCCTTTAGATTTTCTACACTCATCTGATGTGAATCTAGGTGGCGTGCTCCGTTGACCAGAGCACGCCTGCTTTACTGTAACCGGGCTAATTCCCCAACGTTCCGCTGCTTCAGCGGCAGTCATTACGTCCTCGAACTTCATAAGTACCTCCTTATTTGCCCCATGTTGATTTAGTCATTCTACACCTCCAACTTAGTTGGGTTGAAACAAAACCCAAACACTCTATCGTGCGAGCCAATTCTTCCGTAATGTCTACGGAGTACATCGGAAGTGTTTTCTTCTTCCATACGATGTCCATCCGCACAGTGGCATTCCCAACCATATGGGGTGATTTCGTCGAAGATACTTTCTACATATTCGTAATGATCTTCTCGAATTTTTGCGCCAGCACAAGCAATAGCCTCATTAAATCTGTCGTTAATAAATTTTTTCATTCTAAACTCTCCTTTTTTATAACTTAGGGAATCTCTTTATTCCCTTATCTTTGTCTTTATTATACATCGTATTCGATGTATTTGCAAGTACTAATTTTATTAAATTTCAAAAAAAAAATACAAAAATAAAGGGCCTACTAACCTAGATATTTTCTAAGTTAGTAGGCCCTTTTAATCTTTTGTCATTCTTTCGATAATCTTTTGAAATCAATCCAGGAGTCCACCTGCTCCTGCTCAGGAGATATATGGATCACCTCTCAGTCATCGACGAATTGCACCTGTTAGTCCAAACACACCGCTTACCACGGCCCATGTATCACGTTGCCGTTTAAGGCGCTGTTCTGTTCGTTTGTTGCGTTTGATTTGCTCTGTCAATTCTTCTAATGAGGTCGAGGCTTCGTTCAATTTCGCTTCTTGCGTTGTCAAGAGATTGGAGGCTTTCGTTAATTCTTGCCCCTGTTTCTCGTTGATTGCTTTGAGCGCGTTCAATTCCTTCGTCCGTTCTTCGTTGATAATCTTCAATTCTGTTAATGCTGTTCCCTGCGTCGCGGTTAAGCTGTTGGCTTGTTGCAATGCTTTCTCGGAGCTGTTGATTGAGCTTTCGGCTTGCATCAAGCGCCCTTTGAGTTCGTTCCAACTGCTCACGGGTACGCTGATAGTCGGCTCTTGTGTCGAGGTATCCTCCGATGAGGCTGCATGTGAAACCGATGAGAAGAATGCTAAGCACACCACAAATAACGCGCTTAAAAGTAAACGCAGATATAATTTTGTTCTTGAAAGTTTCATACATAATTGCTCCTTCCTAAATATTACTACCCCACTGATTTCCCCACCATCGAGCGGTGCCACGTAACCAGTCGCCACCGCTCCATCGTTCATCACCTGTATGGCACACTAATAGGTCCCATCGGTCAACGTTGGAGTCCGGGCCATATGTGTTGTTAGGATAACCAGTCGGATCTAAATAATAGAGGTCGAGGCCGTCCCGATTATCGGCCGCCTCGGCGTGTGTCATTTGATGTTGTATGTCAAGTGGTACACCTGCATTAATAGTGAGCACGGCCATAATTTGTGTCATTGTGGCCAACTGTTCTTTTGTTGGTGGTTCGCTACCTAAGTTATTTTCACTGACTGCATCCCAACATGCTTCAATAGCAATGCCTACTGCGTTACTATTCCGCATATAGGTGTGTTCCTTATAATCTGTTAAGGCCTCCATATCTGTCCACATCGTGCCAGCTCGGTCGATGTTGATATGGTAATCTGTGAAGTGCTTACCGCCTTTGACCCCTGTCCAATGCAGGTAGGCCTTTTCAATTTGGCCGTATGCATCTAGCGCTAAGGACTGTAACTCGTCCATTGTAATTTGTCTAAACATTAATTATTTCCCCCTCTCGTCATGGTTAATATCATCCGCTAATTGTTGAATACCTGATCTGTTCACAGGCAACGTATTCTGTTCCTCTAGCTTATCAGGTATCCCATTATGGTCTTTATCAATAAACATGCCACATAATCCAACAATTGACATAAGCACCGATGGAACGAATATATGGTCAATGATGAGAATACCCTTATCGATAAGCTGATTGGCTTCAGGCGCTACATAGCCATTAATCGTCGATAATACATACTGGGCAACTACGAGTATCATCGGGACTAGCATAACGAGGACTAATGCCCTCGTTGCTAATACACCAGTTGGCCGTATGCCAGCTATTCGGATGGACTGATATGACCGCTTGATGCGGTTAATGATAGCTAACTTATCCATTTCCCCTCCATGCTCTAATAATCTCGAGCACACCTTGGAATACCTTTCCAAAGTCGACGAGGTCATCTTCAACCATTTCGCGTAAGTTCTCGATAATTGACCAACATTCGGCGAAGAACGGAATCAGCATGAATAGGAATGAGAAGATATGATCCAGGAATAGTTCAGTATTTGGGATAGGGATATCCGGTAGCGATTCAAATACTACCGATAAGACCATCCACGCGGGGTACTGGACGCATAACTTCGTTAGCAAATCTGATCGTAAGCGTTCGCTCATAAGGTACCTACGTTTCAGCCCTGTAGTCGCGTCAACGTATCCACCCTTCCCCCATCCATACCATGCGAGCGTTGTAAGTAATGTTATGGGCGTATTGCTCCTGTGATTATCCTTGTTATACCTAAGCACCTCCGTCGTAATGCGTTGCGCTGCATCAATGAATAGCAGTACGGTTGTTAATATGATGATAACGCCCATACTGACTATATGCTCATGTGACACACCGCTAATCAGCATTACTAAAATGTCGTTCAATATATCCATTCACTCCCCCTAAATGTGATAGTTAAGTAGGGTGAACACATGTAAGCAAGGCCTTTAGTACAAACGAATCCGTTAACGTCCGCCAAGCCTCGCTTATGAAATTCGTTAATTCTTGCATGTGTTCTCCCTGTGGTTTGGTTAATTATAAATGGTCGACTGAATCACCAGTATTTACATATTTGTGTTGACTGTCAGACCATTCAATTTGAGATGTCGTAAATTGAACATCAGATGTGCCAAATTCTACGCTTCCGAGCTTAACAAATAAACCAGATTTTTCGTTATTTTCAAATGTTAAATTCTTAGGGTTATCAACTAAAATCGGAATATTGCCAATAGGATTGTCAGATACGTCATTAACAGAGTAATTTCTACCGTACCAAGCACCAATTTTAAGAACCGTCGGACGTCTAGCCTGAATCAAGATATTATCGATTGCAGATACTTGCCATTTACCCAAGAATTTAAAATTATGTTCGAAATCGCCATTAAAGTTAACTGCATTAATTTCTAAATTACGACCAAATAGTGCATATTTAACGCCATTTTCCTCGTAAGTTTCATCTGGTGTTCTATTATCTTTATGAATGCCAGCAATTACTGTTTCGCCAACTTTTGCACCTGTGAAATTGTGATAAGTGAGCTTTATATCATCTTCGCCTAATGGTGGAATATTCACGCTACAAGCCCCAGTACTATCTAGCGTGAAAGGTGTATCATTACCGAGCACCTTAACGCTATAATGTGGCTCACCTGTTACCGCTACCACTTGTTGACCTTGGATAACGCTTGGAATAGTCAACGGCTTAAATTCAGTACGAGGAAACGGCTTGCCCATATTGCCAATTAAGGCTGTGAGCACGTCGTCAATTTCGGCGCTTTCACACCACACGTTACCTTGCAGCAACAACTGATGAGCATTGTCTGCCGAGGCACTTGCGCCGTCTCGCCCGTCCTCACCTTTATCACCTTTAGGGCCTTTCAAGGCTTCTAATTGATCTGGGGTGAAATCCTCATATTGGAATGGGGCGCCCTTCGGTCCAGGTTCGCCTTGCGGACCTTGTAAACCTTTCAGACTATCAAGCCATTCCTGTTCAGTACCTCTGAACCCATGAGCCACTGCAATAGCATAGGCGCTTTTACCTAAGCCCTCGATAAGTGGAATTGTAGTTTCCTTATCTAGTTTTAAAATTAATTCATTTGTTTCCATAATCATATGCCCCCTTATTTATGCATTGAAATATCTGGAACGATGGTAACTGTACCCTGTCCGAGTTTTATCCACTTATGATCATTGTAGATAAATGCATCGTACAGGTAATCACCGCCCTTTAATTGGGCTTTAGCGGAGTCCTTTCCGCTGATGAAGAACCCTACCTGTTTAGACTGTACCACAGGTGTTAACTCTAATTTCATATCATCATAGGGCCGTTTACGAATTTTGCAAACAGCATCATATTGACTTAGGTCCATATCGGAGCCAGGCGGTACGACGTATGTCATACCAAAGTCCTGCCCCGCGTATAATGTGATGTCTTGTTCTATCATATAGGCCTCCTTAGATTTCCATTTCATCTGTTGAAGGAACATTCTCAGTCCCGTCTAATTCGCAGATAAGGACTTGCGTAGTTTTGACCGATTGAGGGTCTACAGGGGCCCCTACTTCTCCCTTATAATCGGTATCAATTGTCACGCTATCGCCGTTCCAGTTGATATAGTGCTGAGCGTATCCAGCAGTGCTGGAATGGATATCTAAGATAGGGTATACATAACACATACCAGGCTTCTTGATGCCCTGGAATTTAACGGTGCCCATTTCGTAATCCGCCTTACTAAGAAGCGTATCACCGTTAAAGTTTTTACGGATAATTTGAGCAATTCGTAGTGTTGGCAGGTTACTGTTGTATATAGGCACACCGTATTTATCGAATACCTCTAATCCGGAGGTCCCTGTTTTAGGCATACGGCTAGAATATACATAGATTTCAAAGGAGTCCGCAATCTTACGAATATCCTCAACGCTATCACAGGCAAATGTCACCTGTAAGTAATTGGTCCAGTGGCCGATTCTATCCGGGTGTCTTTGATTACGAATTTCAGTAAGTCGTACATGTGTAAGTGGAGTATTACTGAATAGGGCGTACGCATAATACTCATCTGGCTTTCTTAACCGAATCGGGATATATACGGCGGATGTATAACCACCGTTATATGTATTAATATACCCAATGCCGTCACCCTTATATAAATATTCAGAACCCGATTCTGTTCGTCTATTGTAAATAGGTAAGTTCTTTAAATTAATACGATACTTTAGGTATAAACATGATTCGCTATCATTAATTGTCAAAATATCGTCTGCATTTTTGATTTCAAAATAGTTCATATCACATCACCCCATATATCAACGCAATTTTACATGGCCGTCCTTTATACTGCTCTGCGAAAGAGCGAAGCTTCCATGAGATGGTATCGTCAGTTATTATGAGGTCATATAAGTTTGTAAAGTTCATAATATTGACGTCATTAGCATCTGTGTATGCGTTAAGGAAATACCAAATATGTTGCCCCTTGGCTAGTTTTAACGTTACACTACCGCTAGCTTCAATAGTGTCAAATCGTTTCACTCCAACGATGCGAGTTAATCGGTCCGTTATTGAGATAATTTCCGTTCCCTTCTTATCAAATACTTGTATTCCAGCTGGCACAGTATCACCTTTCTTTCTAAATAACGAAGTCAGCTTTTCCTTTAACCATTTAATTAGTCGTTCCATAGGCCTAACCTCACTCTCAGTACATTGTTATCATCGAACACTTGAATTAAATTATCCGATATTTCAACCCTAGCACCACTCGTTTTAGTTCGAAGAGTGCCGATTGTAGCCGTGATAGCGGCTAAGCTATTTACTTTTAACTTATCCGCGGTAACACTATCCGCTTGTAACTTGTCACTACTAATGGATAGGGCTTGTATCTTATCCGCACTCACAGAGTTAGCTTGGAGCATACCCTCCGTGATGATGTTATTATCGAACAGTGCTTGGCCTGTTACGTGTAATAACTTGCCGTCGATTCGAGTACCTTCAGGGGATAAGTTAATCCGGCTAACAATTTCCGCACCGTTCAAATTACCGATAGCATGTGTCACTCTGAGGTCGATACCCTCGGATAATGTAGTAATTTGGCCAGATAAGTTCTTATTAAGGTCAGTTACCTTTTGGGTAATGCCCTTATCAAGTTGAACCAATTTAGATTCGAACCCATTAACAGAGGTTTTCATCGTTCCAACTTCAGCGTTCATCGCTTGAATTGATTCGTCCATCGCCTTTAGCCCTAATGCCTCCGCATCAAGTAGGCTCTTATCAACCCTATCCTTAATCGTGACTGACTTCTCAGCCACTAAGCTACTACCGAACACATCGACGTATTCACATCGAACACGATACACCCCGGCCTTATTAGAGTATGTGAGCATGCTAGACGTGGTCTCTAAATCGTCCGTACGATCATCACCAATAACGTGGCAACGGATAACGTATGCCTGTGATGGCTTCGCCCCAAAGTACAGGCTGAATCCTCCGAGTTGGTCCTTGACCTCGAACGTAGGCGCCTCTAACTGTGGCAAGTTGTACGAATACGTTGCAGGCGTTGAGTACTTCCCTAGCGTACTACGTGCGTACAAGTACACCGTGCCACTTCGTTTCGTAAGTGGTAGGTTAGCTGAGGTACCTTTCACCTTCGCAAGGAGCGCGTTGGTGTCCTTTCCAGGGTCATTATCTGTGCGTAGTTCATAGTAGTCTACGTCAGCGTTCAACACATCGTTCCATGATGCGGTGGCGTGGTCCTTAAAGGCTACAGTGAAGTTCTTAGGCATGTCCGGTACTTCGTCCATGGCCTTAACTACGACGTCAACTACCTGGGCGGTATCTGAGCGATTACCGAACCTATCCACGGCTACGGCCTTAACCTCGTACTCTTCACCAGGGCCCAAAGCTTTGATGATGACCTGGCTGTTACTACTGCCCGCATACTGCCAATCTTGGCCGGCTACGGCTTGCCCACTCCTAGATTTAAGCTTGTACCACACCTCAGCGCTGTCAAAGTTGCCGGGGTTAGCAGGTGGTTCGAACATCACTTGAAGGTCATAGTACACGCTCTTATCAGCGGTTAGATTATAACGGCTTATGACGTGTAGATTCTGCACATCGCCAGGTGCTTGCATCTTAGGAATGACAATTTCCTTAGTAACCCCTGTAGTGAGTTGGCCTAAATCGTTAATCGCTTGAACCTTAACCTCGTACGTAGCTCCTAACAGTACATCGGATATCTCGGTACTATTAGGTGATGCGGGGAAGTTCCCCACATATTTCCAGGTATCACTTTTAGCGTTCCGATAGTTAACCACTACGTTGGTTATCTTGCCATCACGAGGGAGTTGCCAACGGACGGCGATTCGTGAGTACATAATGCCATTAGCACCGTATACATCACTCACGAGGCCTATATCCTCGATATCACTGCCAACCTCAGACTTATAGTCGATAGTTGGTACAGTGCCATCATCACTCGTATACACCTCTGGATAGTATTCCATGCACTGTATTTTACGAGTAAGGTCAGTACCTCCTTCCGTGATAGCTAGTACCCTGAAGGGTTTAGCTGCTTTAGTTAACTCACCAAATGCATACACACTGCCAGGCTCGACTGTAATTGATTCCTTAACCGTTACGTTATGGCCAATCACGCTGAGTACTGTGAGCGTAGTCACCGCATCCGTGGCACTGTTACGAATCAGTAGTTGGTACTGCTTACCAGGTAATGTCGATACGTCCTTATCAAGGGTGATCGTGCTACCTGTAACAGCTACTACCCGGCCACCTTCGCCCCATTCAGGTACGTCATGTTGGATAAGAATAATATCCCCTATGGTACACGCTATAGCGTCGGTGAAAGCTTCGATAGATACAGTACGCACCTCGTACTTGTTGCATCGTAGGTAGTGCTTACCATGTTTAAACGCCTGGTCTAGGCTAGTACACCCCATGAGCTCTATTTGAGCAGGGTTGGTAAGTGTATCCGATTCATCGTAGGTGTCACCATACACGGGGATAACATCACGTTCGTAGTCCTTATCCTTATTAAGGAAGGAGATTTCCACGGAGTTGGCACGGCTTTGGATACCCTGGAACTCTTCGGAGAAACTGCCTTGTTTAATGTTGGCCACCGTAAATAGTTGTACAGGCGTTGACTTATAATCACTGACACAGGTGAACCTGGTCCCCTGTGGAATGACTTTACCTCGCCCTACGTTTTCCGGATATTTGAGTGCATCCCATAAGCGACTAGCGCTATCGTAGATATAGTTGAACGTGAATCCGTTCTTATCGCAGTTATTCGCCCAAGCCTTAAATGCATCGTAGTCCATACGTCCATGAGGTTGGCCAAACACGACGTATTCATCACCAAACTTACGAGCCATGTGAAGTAGATCATACGCCGCCCATGCCGGGTTATCCGCACGTTGGACTTCGTACTTTTGTTGATAAGGGTTGAACACATACACGGCGGAGCGTTCTTGTATCCAGGATACTTCAGGGTCAGAGCCGTTAAGTTGAGATGTGGCCAAAGCTTTAATACCAATTAAGGCCTTACCAGGATGTACGAAGTCATCATATATAATCTGCGTTAACTGGTTCCAGTACACTTTATTGTTGTATCGAATAGAGCTACCGTCCTTACTGGAGCAACGAACACGGACTTCATACTGCGCCTTATCGAGGTTATCAAATCGATACACTCGATAGAACGCGGTGTTTGTCGCCTCGGTAACCCTGCCCTTATAGTCGCCTTCAGCGATTTCCGCATCAGACTTTTGACGCGTGAAGGACCATCCGTCACCGGATTTCTTAACAAAGGCCTGCATACCCTTTTGATTGGATAGCGGTAACTTATGCCACTCCTCGTCCTCCCCAACTTTCCGGATTTCCGCATCAAGAGTAACCGATGTAGCGTCCATTCCGCCTGTATCGTTGGAGTAGTACAAGCCATTAGGGAAGCTGATAGTTAACTCGATAGCATTGCACGCGTCACCTTGTACACGTTGTGTACTCCACCCCGTCTTAAGTTCATAGTTGAGTACTTGGTCTGCGTAGTTATCATTGAAGTTAGGGATAACAGTTTGGTCATTGGTACCTAATCGGATATCGACTTGTACATCCTGGTAGTTACTAACAGGGTTGGCGTTGATGCGGATATCCTCGATTTTGGATAACTCGCCTTCACCGGCGCAATATAAGAGGTTGAGGTACTGCTTTTCACCGTCACTGATAATGTGACGTGATAAAAGGAGCCCCGCGCTCTTCATACGGCCGTACGTAACGGCTAGTGGGTACCCTTGACCGGTTACAGTTTTGGCCCCTCCCCATCCATAGGTATTCGCCTGTGCGGAGTCCGTATGAGACCGGTCAGCCTTTGGCTGAGTTAATTTATTAACGAGCATATTGCCAATCATACCAATGGCCATGGAGAGTACTGTACGCCATATTAGGCTTTGAATACCGAAGATGGCACCGCTTGCGATACCCCCGGTTGCGATACTAAGGCCTATGGTTAAAATAATTCCAAAGAACTTACCGTCAATCTGTGGCATGGCCACGATATAATCGCCATCACTCACGATGGTATCAAGCGTAGCCTCTTGGCCATTAATGGAGTATACCCAGTCGCCATCTTGTTTAATATAAAAGCTTAATGGCATATTCGCCTTATAAGGGCGGTATTGTGTTTCATGCTGATCCGGTTTAAACGGATTTCTTACAAGCACTACATTAATCATCGGCTACTCCTTTCTGTCATAAATATGTTTAAGCCTAGGAACGTATTTCGAGATGTGTTCGATGCATACACCGCTTGGCTTAGTAGCATGAATGAACCTTCCATCACCTAAATACACGCCTACGTGGTCCAGTTCCTTACCTTTAAGGGAGAACACCAGGACACTGCCCTCTGTAGGTTCCTTGACCTCTTGCCACTCGTCCATAGGAATATCTGTGTAGTTAGGAAGTGTAACACCATTACGGCGATACACCTCGGCCACTACGTCCCAACATTTAAGCTCCTCGAATGGAGTACCCAACATATCAGACATATCACTTGTTAGATGCATACAGACCTCCCTGTGGAATCGTTGGCTCGCCTCCGAATCGAACGCTATTACCTAGTGCTCGACATCGTGACAAAGTCTTATTACACTCGGTCTCGGTGCCCTTGTATCCGCACTGAACACCTTTGAACTTGAAAGGACAAAAGTCCTTCATGATGCGGACTAAGGGAAACCGACGCGTAAAACTAAAATCCGTACCTAGTGTGAACTCCATCCATTCCGCATTAGCGACGGAGCCGGTAATAACGAAGTGTTCTTCTACTTCGCACACATTCGGTACATTTGTATTTATTACACGGACAATGACATTTGCACCCGTGAACCCTTGATTATCCTCCGCCAGGCGTTGTATAGTCCGTGTCACATTGGACACGGACAATTTAACATTTGGAAGGTCAGTCGAGTTATGATTGACATCCGCTAATTTAAACGGAAATGCGATATACTTATTCCCTTGAAATGTAATATCCTCGGTGTTATACACGAGCCGGACGATATCACCTTTGTATTCAATATCAAGGAGCATGAGCCATACACCTGTGGCGTCTATTTTGTTTTTCTCAAGAATAGATGCAGTTGAAAGTGTTAACATATTATGCCTCCTGTAATTTCACGGTGCCAACCCATATGCCGTAGTCATTCGCTGCGAAGTCTAACTGATCACTAAATCGTACCTTGATAGTTTCCTTCGTTTCAGGGTTCGTCCAGTCGAATACTGTCGAACAGTTGACCTCATCAAAGAACGACCTTAGCCGTAAGTACTCGGAGGTGGGCACCTTATAGTTCACGTTATATGACCGTAGGGCCTTAGTCGTTTTACGACGACTAATAATCGTCATATTCTCCACTTGGCCCTTATAGGTCATATCCGGTGTAGTTTCTTGAATTGGATATATTGGATATCTAATGTTTGGAAATGTCGTCATGATTAACCTGCGGCCGCTTTAATTGCATCCCGCGCACCTCCTTTATTATTTGTTACGGCCTTAACCATTACATCGATGATGTAATTTTCTCCATCAAATCTCGAGCTTTGTTGCTCAGATTCAAGGCCTTGGCCAGATTGGTTGATGATGTTAACAGTAACGTTATTCCCTTGATTACCACCTAGCATCTTACGAGTTTGACTCGCATTATAGATGCGATGTGACGCGTTGAATTGAAGGAGCTCCGGTCCGTTTTCACCGACCAATGTCAGACCTGTAGGCGCTACCCCGCCAGATGCGAACTTAGAAAACCCTCGACTACTGAACGCTGAACTAAAGGACCTACCTGTGGAGAAGGTGCGACCGCCCCCACCAATATTCCCTATGCCTCCAGCCAATCCGCCGAATAAGCCTTGTAGCTTAGGCTGTAGGTATTGTTGGAATGATAGGTTCACCATCATCTTAATAATGCTGTTCGTCATATCCTTGAATATGCTAATAAGCCCTTTACTGAAGGACTTCGTACCCGTGGCCATAGCCTCGAGATTACTTGTCCACGTCGAATTGATATTGCTCATCGTACTGTCAAAGGTCGACTTCGCAAGGTCAGCATAATTCACTGTTTCCTCTTGATATTGGCGCGCAGCTTCCTTCAATCGAGATTTCAAGTTACGCCCTGCCATCTCCCATAGCTTTTGTTGGGCCTCAACTAGGTTCTTCTCAATCTGTAGGCGTTGCGTAGCCGTCATCTGCGCATTAGCTAGCTCGTCCTTGGAATAGTCGATGTAGGCTTGCAGTTGTTCCGCCAAGATGGCGTCGGACTGGTCCTGTGTAAGGTGACCAAGCTTCACCAGGTTAGCCTGATGATCTAGCGCCTCGGAGGTTTGCGTGTATGCAAGCTCTCTGATTTTCTGCTCAGTATCGGCTACAAGTTTCAATCGTTCCGACTCTGCCTTCTTCTCAGCAAGTTTCTTGTCCCCTACAGCCTTGGTGTATTCACGAACGTTATCCTCAATTTGAGCCTTTTGTGCATCGGACTCAGCCTTGATAAGTTGGAGTCGGTCCCCTGTACGTTCCAGGTCGAGTTTCGTAATGTCCTCATTCATCTTACGAACGCGGATAGTTTGATTCCGTTCCGCCTCAGCAAGTTTCTTTTGATATACTTCTTCGTTCTTGGCCCTTGCCTCGGCTACTAGATTGGAGTTGGCCAACGCTTGCGCGTTAGCGTTCTTAAGGGCATCTGTAGAAGCCGATACGCTTGCAGATGTGCCTACTAATTTAGCCGTATCCACATATCCTGTAACCGCCCCGAAGTCCCCTTCGACGGACTGCTTAGCTACTACCCCTGTGCTAGAATTAGCACCAGTGTATCCGCCATTACCATCAGAGATTACAATGTGATTATCTCCAAGAACTACGACGCCATCGCCTGCTTGAGGTGTATATCCATCCCCAGCCGGATGCCATGCGCCCGCAGCTGCTGCCGCGTCCATAATGGAAGGAACATAACGAGGTACGTCCTTTCCGAAAGTTTCCTTAACGGAATCAGCGAACAACTTGCCACAGTCAGTGGCCCAGGTACCGTCAGCGCCTAGTGAGTAAGCTTTGCCTAGTTGCGCATTAGCAGCAGCTAATACCCCTGAAGCTTCACCGCTACCACCACCTACGCTGTTAAGCCCCGCTGCGGAACGAATAATATCTCGAATGTTCTTATTGTTCGATTCGTATTGGTTCTTCGCGTTGAGCTTATCGATTTCGTACTGACTACCGTCAATCTCCAACGATTGGAGTGTTAGGCTTCGAATCATATCGTTAAGACGTTCCACGGAGCTAGCTAATTTTTCAGCCGCTTGTTCTGCTTTCTTAGCTGCAGCTTCTTGAGCCTTCGCCGCTTTGCCAGCTTCCTCATTAGCCTTATTAATTGCTTCGTTGTTAGATAAGCCGTTCTTAGCGTTCTCGATTTCTTGGTCTAATTTGGCTTGCTCTTCTTCGGCTTTCTTCTTCGCCGCGTCTGCCTCTTCTTTGGCTTTCATCGCGGCGTCGATTTGAGCGCCTTCCTCCTTAGTGGCCAGGCGGTCATTCTTAATAAGCCCAAAGAAGGAACTATCCTCAACCCAGTACCGTCCGTCGTGGTTTGCCATGTAGGCTTCACTGGTGCCCTTATCGGAGTTCATATTCCGATGGGCCTTCATACCATTGACTTCAACCCCGAGGTCAGTACCTTTGGTACGCTCCTTGTATCGGTAGTCAAGCAATGCTTTACCTGCCAACGCAATAGCACTGGCCAAGGCTACCCAAGGACCTGCGGCGGCTAGTGTAGCAAGCCTCATGAACTTCAAGGCAGTCGTTACGGACTGAATTACAGTAACCGCGATACCAGCTTCAAAACTAAATTTCACTACCCCCGAGATAGCTTCCTTTTGTTCGGTGGCCATACTACTATAGGACTTTGTCAAGTCGATAGCCCATTGCGTATAGTCCATAATCACTGGCAATAACTCTTGACCAATCATGATAGCCAAACGTTTGCCGGTCTGTTCCATGTCCTTTAATTGGCGATTGAACTGCGCCGATTTCTTAGCCGCTTCATCGTCAATAATAAGGCCCATAGCACGTGCCCGGTCCTCGACTTGCTTCATCGCCTCTGCAGACATATTCAACATGCCATGGAGTTGGTACCCAGTCTTACCAAACAATTCCATTTCGACGCGAGTCTTTTCCGCGCCATCCTTCATGCCTCTTAGTCGTTCTTGGATAATCTGGAATACTTCAAGAGTGTTCTTCCCTTGAATCTGATCAATACTAATCCCTAACCGACTGAACATATCGGTCGCAAGCTTCCCCTCAGCCGAGGCTGTTTGCATTTTATCTTGTGCGTTTGATACCGCCTTCGCAAACTTGGCAAACGCCGTAGTGCTTACGTCGGTAGCTATGCCCATATAGTCGGCTACGGCGATAAAGGTGCTAGCTTGCTCAGCGGTGGCACCTGTTAAGGCTTGCATTTTCTTAACAGATAAATTCCAGTCGAGTGCCTCTTTGGCAAGCTTTGACCCTAGACCGGTAATACCTGCACCAGCTCCAATGGTCAACATTTCTGTTTTTAATTTTGCTAGCTCGGCAACTGTACCCTTAGAGGCGGCTGTGATTTTCTCTAAACCGGCTTGCGTATT